TTATCACCATCAATTAGCACAAAAGGTGCTGCTTTGTATCCACTGCCCTTTTCAGTGACCGTAAAACTCTCTACACCACCGAATACAACGTCATTTGCATCATAATCCTTATAACCATAAGCAACAACGCCATTTAGGAAGATACCAATGTCTCTAGTTGGCGTTGGATACAATTCTGTGTTTCTAATCGACTCTTTACGAATCAATTTAAGGAATTTTTGGTCTCTTGGCGTTAAATTAGCAAAAGTGCCAATAGTATAAGAGGGGAGACCTGAAGAAGCAATGTAATAGTATTGCTCATCCTCATAAATCGCTTGGACATCAGTTAATACCTCACTCAATCCCGAAATAGAGCTCTTAGAGATAGTGTCATTGACTTTCCATCTCACAGCAGATTGTGACTTGTCATAAATGACAGTATTTCTTGTTTCAAAACCAGAATCACTGATTTGGACTTCATCGCCCTCAGTAGAATATGGATTTGCAGTAGAAACATTGAGATTGTATAGAATGCCGTAGCAAACAAACCTCACGGTGTATTCTACACCATTTTCTTCATAGGTAGCACTGAGGTTAGCATAGTTATACACTGGAGTGTTGACTGGATAGTCACCATTTCCATTTCTACCTTCGATTACAAACTGATTGACGTTTTTGTCCTTATATGTAAACGTCTCACCACCGATTTCAATCTGTCCCTTCTCGGTTTTCCATCCAGTGGTCGAAAATACGTCAATTCTACTATCAGTGTTAGCAGCAGGTAGCAATCTGCTGGTCAAAAAGGTTTTTTGCGCTACAGCAAACTCACCAACAATAGTTTCTGGAGCAAGAGCGACTTCATAGATGCTCTCACCATCAAAATTGCCTAAAAAATTGACATTATCAATCGTTGCAAAGGCATTACCAACATTTACGTTGAATGTATCCTCTTCCTGACGTAAAATTTGCCCAATTGCCTTATTTGGGTCTCCAGATAAGACTTTTACTCTTAGAGCAAACTTATTAATCCAATCAGAAGTAGATGCCTTGAGTGTGCTCTCCTTAGGATAGTAAATTGAAGGAATATCTTCAGCATCTTGAGCAACAATCGAGTTGAAGATAAACTTGATTGACTGGTCGGTGCCTTTTGCTCTATAAAACTGTTTAATGTTTTTAATTAGAGTCCTTTTGTCAACTTCTGGTTTGAGTGACTCTTCTGGGAAGGACGCTAGGTATTGCGTTTCGTAATTTTTAACAAACGCATATAAAAAAAGGTTACTGATGTTATAAACAGTCGCACCACTCAAGTGGTCTTCACCATTTCCGTAGTTACCTTGAGTCCAGGTAGACTCATGATACAAATCACCAAGTTTTGTAGTGCCAGAAACGTTTCTGATGCAATTTTCTAGAGTAGTATCAGTTTTGGTCTCATAGAAAATGACTTCATCGTCAATTAAGACGTAACCATTGGTTTCTGGGAAAGATTCTGATACTGCAATCTGAATAGTAGTGTCATTAGCAGCAATATTAGCAGTACATGTTGTAAATTCAGATAGTAGACCCTTCTCATAGGTGTCAATATCCGAATATTGTGTTAAATTCTGAATAATGTCAAGAGGTTGTCCCCTTAATTCAAGCTGCTCATAGTATTTCTGCAAGAATGCAGAAAACTTTGGATATTCAGCGGAAATAAAGTCAGGTAATTGCTTATTGACTAACGCAGAAATTCTTTTCTTAATTGCAGCCATTTAACTACTCTTGAATAATAGTGAATTTGCTCTTGGTGATGTCTACATCGAGGAACATCTCTCTAGCGGAGACGATATCATTCTGTGCGGGCATTGCACGAATCTCAATCTTGTCATCATTAAAACTACCTTTAACGATAATCAAGTCATACATTCTCAATTCCCCAGTCCCATAATCAACTTCGCCTAGATTGGCGTTTAGGACTTGTTTGTCGCCTGTTACACTATCTAATTTATACAAGACCAACTTGCCCATTCTGTCTTCGATATAAACCGTGTCTAGAGGGTATTCTCTGACTGTAAAACCTGTGCTACGAATAGTTGGCTCGTCATCTGAGACAATTGGATTCTTAAAACAAATCTCATAATAGAATTTTGAGTTGAGAGCAGGATAGAAGTCCTTTCTCATCTCAACACTAGTCAAATTAGACATAATCGAGTTGTCAGAGTCGTCGATTACGCCTGTAAACTTACTATAACGGAATTTTCCGTTAAATTTCTCAGTGTCAGACAACTCAATGTAGTCTTCAATGTTTTTGATGACCAACGATTTGATTTTATCTGACTTATAAGTCGTCAAATTGGTGTCATAGTAAATATTTGAGGTCATCTCAACGTATAGAATCGACGGATCGACGATTTTTGGCGTTACCGAGGCAACACTATACTTTTTCAACTTAGTTTCAAGGTCTTTTTTGGTGTAAGACGTGAGTGCAGTCGCATATTTTGGTTTTACGACGATTTTTACAACGCCATATTCAGGTGGACTGTCCTCTTCACCACCAAATGCTGTAATATCAGCAACAGAGGGGTATAAATTCCTCACAATTGCCTTGTAGTCTTCCGCTGTTACCGCTCTATCTTGTGTAGCGTAGTTTTTAGCAGCATTAAACTTGATTCTGTCTAGACTCTCAGAGTTTTCACCACCTGCTGATGCCTCAACAGTTGTCAAATTCGTCAAGGTGACAGAAAGTGCATTCAAAGTTTGACTGGTTACATCTGGGTCTTCTAATACACCATTGAAAGAGAAGACCTTTGCACCATTGGTATCTGGACCAGAAGTCGTGAGATAAGAAATCTCTACATACTCACCATTCTCTAACTTCCTGCCGAAGACACCATCACCAAATTTAATCTCATAATTCTCATCCTCAATCTCAGTCAAGAAGAAGACCTTACTACCTGGGTCTACATTAAGGATGTTTTCTGCATAGTCATACAACTCAAATGCAGTTGACTGTGCAGACTCGAATACTTTTACACGAATTGATGTCGTGTCAATGTTTAGATTATTAAGAAGGAATCTCTGGTTACGAAGCGAAGTGTTTACTGTATGATAATCAGTGACAATATTACCAGAGAAGATTTCTAGATTGTCTAAAACTGCAATGCTATTGTTAACTGGCACCCTAACATCGTCTAATACACAGTATTGATATACGGTATTATCGAATAAGGCGGTGAATGCCTTGCCACGTCGTAACAACGCTGTTGCAGGGGCATTTGGAGAGGTGTAGCGAAGCGTTGCACTCACTACTGCTCTCGACGCTGTTGCCGATTTTGGGCGATATCCAAGTTGTTTGGCAAGTGCTACTACATTATCACGCAGAGTAGCAGAATCCAAAAACATTTCATTCACCACCATGTTGGTGTTGAATGCTGTATAGTAAGTATTGTATGCTAATACATCAATAAGTTGTGCTAATGCACTACCTTCAAAGTCATAGTCAGTAAAATCCGTCTGCGACCTCATGTATTCCTTGAGGGCAGTCTTGATATTACCGAAGTCTAATTGGTTTAACTGAGAGTAAGGCATCGATTATCTCGTTCTTTCTAGAAGAAGTTCCGTTGTCAATGGACCCGAGTCAAGCTCTCTGCCTATAATTTCATACTCAATCTGAATTTCGTATGCATTACTGTCAAAGTTGGGGGTAGTTACCACATCAACTAGACGCACACGACGCTCATATCGGTCAACTAATGTAAAAATTTCATCACTAATGGTAGCAGCAGTTGCGAAGTCTAAGATGTCAAACAACAATTCAGGAATTCTGCTACCAATTAGTGGTTGGAAGGGTCTCTCTCCCCTCCTAGTCATGATTAAATTCTGCAGCGCAATCTTAATGGCATTCTCATCCTTCGTTACCAGAACATCATCAGTGTTAGGGTGCTTACCAAAGGTAACACTAACATCCTTAAATGTCTGGAAGGTGGGCATAGAGACACCACTACGAGTCAAAAGTATTTATCACAGTTACTGACGGAGTTTCGCGCCTATGTCGGAGTCGCGCTC